CTTTTTCGGTGCCGAGCTAGCGAACCATCCCTCGACCGAGTTGGGCCCAAACAATCGCCGGGAGTTCCGCTTCCAATCCTCGAGTTCCCGCGCACCGGTCCGATCCCCGGCGATTCCCTCCCCGTTGGCATGGGTCTGATAATCCACATTCTGTTGAGCTCGCGCCCTTGCCGATCCACCGCATCCCGAGCCCCCCCCCAATGAACCGGGAACCCAAGGTTGCAGGATTGTTGAAGTACCTTCCTCTCCGATAAATTCTTGGCCGAAAACGGGGTAGTGCGGAGTCAGCGCTTAGTAAGTGTCCAGGTGGACAGGTAGGCCGCCGATTTGGTGTCCGTGGGGTCCAGCCCGGGGTCCAGGGTGGGGTCAGGGCGTGCAAGGTGTGCTTTTCGATCTCTAGGCGGGGTCTGTTTCTGGTTTTGATGGAACAGGTGACTCGGCGTTGGAACTGGTTGCAGGCCTTGTCTGGGGTGATTGATGGTGGATAGATGGCGAAGACGGTGACGGAGCGTTGTTGGCGCAGGCGAGACCCTGGTTACAGGGGGACTCAGTTGAGGAGTCGAATTCGTCGTAAGATCCAGGACGGTGTGGAGGTCTCGGAGGTTGAGGAGAGTCACTTTTGGCCGATTGAGTTGCGGAGGATGCGTGATGGGACTTATGTCCCTTGGCACAACTGGAAGTACAGGCCGGACATTTTGGAGCGGAGCATGGAGGCGGTAGCGGCGTTGTTGGAGGAGATTGGTCCGACGTTGGACCATTATGCTGATCAGATTCGGAGTGACCCGAGTTTGGAGAACCGTGACACGATGGCGGCGGTGTTTTTGGCGACGATTCGGCACGCGACGACGATCTCTCAGGTGAACATGGCTTTGAAGGAGTTGAAGGGGATTTTTGGTCATCAGGAGACGAAGACGACGGTGAAGCGTGTGGACGACAACACGAGGTCTGAGGAGATCCGTGGTTTGTTGATTCGTCTGAAGGGTCGTCAGCGGAAGGACAGGAGAGAGCATGGCAAAGAAGAGGAAGTCGGGCGAGGCGGAGTCGGCACCGGTGGTCAAGAAGAGGGTGTCGGATAAGGACTTGGCGGGAGATTTCCAGCGGGAGGTGGAGAGCGGTTACCGGACTCAGATGGAGGTTGACGCATTCTGCCGGCACATTGGTTTCGAGGGGTGACGAACCCTCTGGATCAATTGCGTGAGGCGAACTACCTGGCGATGAGCCCGGCTGACAGGGCGGAGGTTGCTCGCCATGCGTATGGTTTGGAGTGGTCTGAGTGTCGGAAGGACCCGTGGTATTTCATTGGGACACATTGTCTGACCTTGGACGAGCACGACCACGAGCAGCCGTACAAGTTGCCGCCGGACAAGGATTACTTCCGGTACCTGGTGGAGGAGTGGTACGCGAACCCGCGGTTGTTGATTCCGAAGAGCCGTCAGGTGATGGTTTCTTGGGGGATGGTGCTTTGTCATCTGTGGTGGGCGATGTTCCGTTCTGGGCAGCTCGTGTTTTTCCAGTCGAAGAAGGAGGAGGACGCGGACAAGCTGGTGAAGCGGGCATTTGGGGTGTGGCGGAGGCTGCCGCTTTGGATGCAGGAGCGTTGTCCGGCGACCTATTCGTACTGCAACCTGAAGTTCACTGGCCAGGACTGTTTGATTCAGGGGATTCCTCAGGGCGAGGACCAGATCCGGAGCAACACGGCGAGCGCGATTTTTGACGACGAGGCGGCGTTTCAGCCGGAGTTTGGGAGTGCGTTTTCGGCTGCCCAGCCGGCGGTTGAGGGTGGAGGGCGTTTCACGGCGGCTAGTTCAGCGAAGGCGGGAGAGTTTTTCGATCTTTGCGATGCTGAAGTGGTGCCTGAGACAACCGTTACTCTGATTCCCAGCTGGAGCAAGAAAGAGGGGATGGTGCGGTGGCGGACCGTGATGGACTGGGAGGTTCTCCAGATTCACTACTCCGCGGACCCGGAGAAGGACGAGAAGTGGGCGGCGGAGGCGAGTAAGAAGTACCGCGGTGGCATGGAGGGCAAGGACTGGCAGGCCGAGATGGAGATCGACCCCGGTGCCAAGGCAGGCAGGAAGGTCTTCCCTGAGTTCAGCCGCACCACGCATGTCATTCCCTGGTCTGAGTTACCGGCGCAGTGGGCTCGTTTTCGCGGGATTGACCCGGGTTGGAACAACCCTTGTGCGGTGGAGTGGGTCGCGCTTGACGGGGACGGCTGTTTCTACGTCGAGGACGGGTATTACGAGCGTGGTAGGACCGTGAGAGAGGTAGCGGGGGCGATCAAGGCCAGAACTGGCCGTCACCGGATTGAATTCACGAAGATTGGGCACGATGCGTTCGCGAAGACCCAGGCTGCGAGCGGGAAGACGATTGCGGACCAGTTTGCGGAGGAGGGGGTTTACACGGACCCGAGTTACATCGGGACGGAGTCAGCCATCCAGATCATCGCGGCACTTCTGGCGATCCAGGACAACGGGGAACCGTTTCTCAAGATCCTGGACACTCCGGCGAACCAGCCGTTGATTCACGAGTTGGAGAACTACCGATACCTGGAGTTGAGTGAGCAGCAGAGCCGGACGCAGAATGACAAGGAATTGCCGCTCAAGAAGGACGATCACGGGATTGACGCGCTGAAACACATCGTGTGCAACGTCCCGTTGGACTATTTGAATATTCACGGGATCACGGATCCCTTGGAGTCGATCAAGGTCAAAACGATGTCTCGGCAGGCCCGGGATGTCGCATTTTCTAAGTCTGAGCGATGGGGAGCGGAGGACTTCTGGGATGGATAGCAATCTAGCAGTGGTGTTGGTGGTGGTTTGTGCTTGCGCGGTGTTTTCTATGGCGGCCGCGTGCTGGGCAGTTGCCTGGTTTGGACGTCGTCAGGGCGAGCAATTCTGTCGAATTGTGGCTCAGTCGGACGAGAAGGTGAAGGCGGAGGCTCGTCAGAAGCAGAAGCTGGAGAATATGTTCATGACCATGTGCAACGCGCAGGGTTACGTGACCTACCGGCAGATGGCGGGCAATTTGGCGGAGTACACGGAGGAGCCGGTCCCGGACCATGCGACAAGCCCTCCCGTGTTCCCGAACGGCAAGATGATTCCTCAGGATGCGGAGCAGGCCATGAAGGTGTACTCGCATCTCCAGGAGAAGATGGCCCAGAAACAGGCCGAGGCTTCTTTCGCAGTGTCTGACCCGATGCGGGATTCATTGGAGTAGAGATGAGAAACAGAGACTATCGATGCCGGCGCGAGCAGAACTGGATGCGGCACCACGCGAGCAACCCTCCATGGCGACCTGGTCCCGTTCCTGTGAGTGACGACTGATGGCCCTTCCTCAAAGCCCTTTCCAGCCCAGGCCCAACCTTCCGCCGGAAGTGCTGCGGTTCTTCAACCGTGAGCAAGCCGAGCGCCAGGCGATGAACATGGGAATGCAGCAGCTGTTTGACCAGATGAAGATGGGGAACATCGGCCAGCTGGGTCAGATGGCGGGGGGCATAAGTCAGGTCCCGGGTGCTGCGAACAAGATGATGGCGGACAGAGCGGCCCCTCCGAGCTTGGTGCGTCCTGGTCCCGATATTGGGCTCGACAGGGCTGGACAACCTCCGGTGCCACCGGCTCCGGGCATGAATCTATGGCAGAAGGGAGGGGCGGCACTCGGTGCTGCGGCGTCGGGAGCTGGCGCAGTCCAGAGCTTCCGGGAAGGGGACCGTCCTGGTGCCGCGCTGTCGTCCCTTTCTGCCTTGAGTCAGGGTTCGAAGTTGCTTCCGGCCTCGGCGACCACCTCGTTCCTTGGTCAGCTGGCGGGACCGGCTGCTCTCGGGGGAGTTGCTCTCCAGGGCAGCCGTCAGGCGAAGTCGATTGGGAAAGCAGGGGACAGGCTCGACCAGGCCCGGGGCCCGCGGGCGAGGGCAGAGGCGAGAGAACTCCGCGGGGAACTCGGTCAGCAAGGGGCCAATCAGACGACGATGGGTGCTGGTCAAGGTGGGGCTGCCGGGATGGTTCTCGGGGCTCCTGCGGGACCGATTGGGATGGGAGTTGGCGCGATTCTCGGAGCGATCGTGGGAGGAGGTCTCCCGGGGATGGCAACTCAGGAACAGGTGGGAACCGCCGATCTTGCCCGGGGCATTGGTCGCTCTGCTGGCAACTTGACCGTTGCTGGGACTCTGGCGGGTCTGGCGCTCGGACCTCTGGGAGTTCTTCCAGGGTTGGTTGGAGGCGCGGCAAAGGACGTTGTTTCCGGGGGTGCCAAGGGCGTCCGGAAAGTCGCTTCCAAGGCGGGAAAAAGTATCAAGAAGAGAATCAAGAAGGTGTTCTGAGTAAGATCTCCGCGGTTGTGGTTTGACTGAGTCACCGGTCAGACGTTTGGGTGCCAATACATCATTACGACATCTCCAGGGTAAAGGAGGTCAGGGACGCCGTTCCCGAGAAGTACAAACGGACCCCTGACGAAGACGCCGCCTTCACCACCATCAATAGTCGTTTCAACCCCCATGACTCGGCGCGCGCGCAGCTTGAGCGTAGGTGGCATTACAACATCGCGTTCACGGTCGGCTACCAGTGGCACACCTGGGATACCACCTCCTGGGGGATGATGTCGCGCCCGAGCTCTTCGAGATGGCGTGTTCGGGAAGTCAGGAACTACATCCGTCCGTTTGTCGAGCGCGCGATTGCGAGCATGACGAGCTTCAACCCGAAGTTTGTCTCACGGCCCAACTCCACCGACATCGAGGACATTCAGGCCACGCGGGTGTCGAACCACATCCTGGAGCACCAGTGGAACGCCCAGAAGATGATCGACAAGTGGCCCGAGGCGTGCATGTGGGCTGCGATTGCTGGAACTGGTTTCCTCAAGGTTCACTGGAACCCCCACGCCGGCGATCAAGAGGTTGCACCCGCGGTTGACCCGATGACGGCCGAGTTGATGTTCGACGAGGAAGGGAATCCCTACGAAGAAACGTACACGCAAGGGGATCTCGAGGTCTCGGTTCCGAGCCCTTTCACGATTCACACGGACCCACTTGTCACGCAGGACGGCGATCTTGAGTGGATCATGGAGGTTACTCGAAGGCCTCTCGCGTGGGTGGATCGGTTCTTCCCCGAGAAGGCGCGCTACGTTGTCAACGATCATGGAGGCGAGGACCCGCTTCGAAGACAGAGGGCGGCGTATGCCGTGGCGGGAACCGGTCTGTTTGGCACCGTGTCGGACCACGAGACCGCGGAGGAGTGGGTGACGGTCAAGGAGTACTACGAGAGGCCCACACCCAAGTATCCGAAGGGTCGACTGATCATCGGGGCCAACAACGTCATTCTCCGGATGGGAGACAACCCGACGCCAAAACACGCGATCCCGTACATCCCGATCCGCAAGCTTCTCATCCCCGGGTCGTTCTGGGGCCAGTCCGAGGTCGACGACCTCATCGTCCCGCAGAAGAACTACAACCGCATTGTCTCCAAGAGACTGGAGCACACCTTCCTCTTCGGCGTCAACGCCAAGGTGCTGTTTCCTCAGACAGCCGGGATTCCACAGTCCGCGTTCGTCAGCCAGATTGGCGAGGTCATCAAATACAACGGTGTTGCTCCTCCGAGTTATCTGTCTCCTCCTCCCCTCCCTCCGGAGTCCGAACAGGAGATGGCCCGGTTCAGGAGCGACTTTGATGCGATCACGAGTACCTACGGGGCCGAAAAGGGGCAATACCAGGGGAAGTTGTCAGGAACTGCACTGAATCTGTTGGTCGAACAAGGGTTCAAGGCCAAGGAGCCGTTACTCCGTAGAATGGCCGCAGCGCTGTCGAGGTGGGCCGAGTTGACTCTGGAGAACTTTCAAGACAATGCGGACGAAGAGCGGATCATCAAAGTCCAAGGGAAAGACAATCAGTTCGACATTCATTCCTTCAAAGGTGCAGACATTCGAGGCAACACAGACGTGTACGTCGAGATCGACTCCATGCGTCCGAAGTCCCGTACCATGGGAATCCAAGATCTTCAGGTAATGGGCCAGATTGGCCTTCTCAACATGATGAACCCGGAGGACCGATCCAAGGGTTTCAAGATGTTGGAGATGGAAGACAACGCGGACGCAATCACCTACGACAAGGAACGCGACCGCCGAGGAGCTCAGAACGAGAACAAGCTCATGCTCCTGGGGCAGAGAGTGCCTCCTCCTCAGTCTTGGGAAAACCAGGACATCCACGAGGAAGAGCACCGCTCGCTACTCAACTCGGACGAGTTCAAAGCACTGCCGCCCGAGGGTCAGGCAATTCTCATCGAGCACTACCAGCAGCACTTGCAGATGTCCATGCCTCAGCCTGGAGCGACCCTTCCACCGGCCATGGCAGATCAAATTTCAGGAGCCGGCGGTCCCGCACCGCAAGGAGGACAGTACTGATGACAATCACTACCACGAGACTTTACGACGGTGTGGGTAACGAGTTCGGCCGCCCGCGCACCGAGGGCAATCGCCGAGTCGGGATGCTCAACGTCACATTCACTGCGGTGCAGGCTTATGTCGCGGGTGGCTTTGCGATCGACATCGAGAACACTCTCGGTTTCGTCAAGGCCATCCACGTCCACGCACTCGCCCTACGCCACTCCAGCGTGCTCGGAGCCACAGGGCTCTCTGTGCAGTGGGATTTCCCGACCCAGTTACTCCTGGTCCATGTCACCGGGGCTGCGGGGGCGTTGCCCAACGAGTTGGGCGCACTGGAGTTGGGTTCGAACCTTGAGCTTGACCTGGAGGTGTACGAGGCATGACTCACAAACTAACGCCCATGCACGATGACTGGGGACGTCCTCAGCCCATTGCCGACCGACAGCGAGCCTTCGTGACATTCACGTTTGACGGGACTGGCGGGGCTGGAGACAACTACGCAGCATCAGGAATCCCAATCGCGCAACTCGCCAGGGACCAACTCGGCTTCCGGAACATCACCTCGGTACAGCTGATCGGTAACCGGTACAACAACACAATCTCTGTCTTCCCGTTGAGTTTGACGTTCTTCCCCTTTGCGGGGTCAATGGCGTTTTACGAACAAGGGGAGGATGCTACCGTTCCTCCGACTATTCTCGGAGTGCAGGTCGGCGTAGACGACAACTGGGAGTTCGATCTCATGATCACCTCGGCCCCGTCGTCGTAACACAAACCCTTCCCACCACCGAGTCACCGGTAAGTGGAACAGATGGACTCTCAAGCAGAGCGGCTCGCCAAGGGCCAAGAAGTAATCCAGGAGGCCTACGCAGATCAGCGTGAGCCAGACAATCCCATGGAGGGAGAACGACCGACCTGGGACTCTAACCCTCCGTCACCAGCAGCCGAGCCAGAACAGGAAGAGGTTGCAGAGGTGGACCCCTGGGGTGCGATTCAGGAGAAGTACACCCCCGACCAGGTCCAGGAGATGGAGGGTCACCGCGAGAGGGCGGACTCTGTCCAGCAGGAGAAGGATGGCTTCGTTGAGACCGTCCGCAACCTGGTGGCGACTCAGGGCCCCGAGGGCGCGTCCAAGTTCTTCGCCAACTACTTCGGCGTCCAGGAAGCTCCCACTCCTCAGGCCCCGCCCGCGCAGCAGCCGGAGTACGACGAGTACGGAGAGCCTCAGCAGCAGCAACAGCCCGACAACGCCTACCAGCGCCTCGAACAGAAGTTCGACCAGTTCATGCAGAACCAGAACGCTCAGATGGCCCAGATGGCCGGGTTCCACGTTGACCGAGAGGTCGAGGCTCGCATGAGCGGCCCCGAGTGGGAGCGCGTGAAGAGGGTTCCCTGGCTCGCGGACCGCATCAAGGAGTCCGTTCGTCAGAAGGCGTTCGATCCCACCGGTGGCACCACGCTCATGAATATGGGCAGCAAGATTTCCGGCTGGATGAACGACGAGACCAAGCAGATTCAACAACTCACGCAGGCATTGATGCCCGACGAGTTGCAACGACTTGCCAAGAAGAAGAAAGCCACCACGACTGGAGTCCCCCCGAGTTCTGGTGCAAGAGGGATCGTTCGCGCAACGCCAAAACCCCAGGACTCAAAGCCTAATACGGCGACCAGGGAAGGTCGTCAGCAGGCAATGGCGATGGGCGAAGCGATGATCAAAGAAATGTTGGGCCAAGAGTAGGCGGTTGCCTACCCACAACTCCTTAAGGGGGACAACAGATGGTTGCATCGGTAGTAACTGTCGGTGGTGCGCTGCTGAAAAGGGTGTACGACGACACAATCAACGACATGATCAACTCGCGGGACGACGTCATGGGGCTGATGCCCAAGGACTACTCCTCGGATGGTCAAGAGTTCTACAAGATCCACCGGACCGCTGGTTCTCCGTCCATGGGGTTCCAGGCCGAGACAGACACCCTTCCAACTCCAAGCTCTCAAACCTGGAAGAACTCGGTCATCACTCCCATGGAGTGGTGGGGAACCCTGTCTCTCACTCAGAAGCTCATCTCTCTGTCGAAGACCCAGCCAGGCGCGTTCATGCGTGGTTTCGATGCGGAGGTCTACGGCTTCTCGCGTGACGTGCGCAAGTTCTTCGAGGTCCGCATCATGGGGGATGGCTCCGGCACGCTTGCCACTTCCAACGAAGCTCCTGCCAATGCCCAGGCCGACCTGGTTCTCAAATATCAGTCCGACGTTCGTCGGTTGGTGGTTGGCCAGGAGTTGGAAATCTGGGCCGTGCGTGAGCCGACGGTGACCGCTCTTCGGGTGACCACCGGTGGCATCCCTATCATCTCGGCAATCAACCCGAGCACGAAGACCATCACCCTGTCCGCAAACTTCGCGGCCAACACCGTGGCGGACTTCGACGTGATCACCCAACGGCTCTCCAGAACTCTCACCGGTCGCCAGACCATGCAGGGGATCGACGGCGCTGTCTACGACGGCTCTTCCCCCATGGAAACGGTCAACACCGCCTTCACGGGTACCGGCTTCCAGGCAATCAAGTCCTCCCTCGACTGGGACGGTACCGCGGCCTCAAGCCCGAACCCGACCTGGTCGTCTCCGACCTTCCGTAACGGCGCAGTGGGTACCGGCGACAAGCTGGAGTCCGGCGCAGCCACGGTGGGTACCAACCGGCCGATCACCCCTCGCTTGCTTCAGCAGGCCATGGACGCGGTCGAGATTGGTGGCAACGGTCAGGTGGACACGTATGTATGCCCTTACGGCGTGCGCCTCGACTACGCCGTCTCCCAGCTGAACATCCGTCGCAACGTGAACACCGCGGCAATCGCTGGACAGACCACCGGTGGTTTCACGGAAGACATCAAGGATCAGCGCTACGTGCAGTACGCCAACCAGCGCATCATCCCCAACCGCTTCTGTCGAGAGAACGTGGTGTACGCGATGAGTTGGGACCGGCAGATGCTCAAGTTCTGGGCGAAGCCGCAGTGGTGGGACGATGGCAACATCCTCCGCCGCTCACCCGCCAGCAAGACCGAGTACCAGGCCGAGATGTTCGCGTTCCTGGAGTACGGCGTGGAAGAGCGAAACGCTCACGCCCGCCTCATGAACATCGACGACGTTGAGATTGCCACTGTGTGATCAGGTTTCCTCACTCCGGGGAGAGGGCTTGTTTTTGTTCGGATGCCAGGCTCTCTCCCCACCTGTGGAGGTTTTATGTTCAGAGTTGGACCAGCGGAAATTCCTGCAGCCACCGTACCCGTGGACAAAAGCGAGCAGATGTATCGCACCCGGGCGCACCAGTGGTTCCAGGATTCTTTGCGTGGAATTGACAGCGAGCTCTATCTGGCATTCGATCGAGCAATCTGTCGCTGGGTGATCCTGAGGGACCGGTACATCTTGAGGACCCTGGATACCGAGAAGCGCTTTGGATTTCCGCTGACGTATCGACACATCATGCCCGCGGTGGTTCACGACATCTGCTGGGTCACCGAGGAAACACGCCGGAACGGCTCCAAGTCCGTCTTTCACTACCGCGTTCCGGACCAGGCCACCCTCGACCACATCGGCCGCATGACCAAGTTTGAGCCGGGAGCCCTCGACTGGGACAACTCCGCGTGGGTGGCAAGGAGAATGGAGGAAATTGGTGAGGCCGCGTGGGAGCGTGGTGAGAAGCGCCATCGAGACATGGTCACCGGTCACATGCAGGACATGGCCTCTCGGGTGGACCAGAACGCCAGCACTCCTTGCTGGAAGCCGATGGTGACCGTGCCCAAGGACATTCCTAAGGCGGAGGCGACACCATGAACCTGGGGCAGATGCGAGACGCTGTCTATGACTTCCTCCAAGAGGACGCGACGAACAACCACATATCGCCCTCGGAGATCGATCGATACTGCAACGAGGGAATGCACAAGGTTCATGCTATTGCCGCCGAGCAATTCGAGGGGTTCTTCCGGACCGACACTACTCTCAGTGAAGTGGTTGATGTCTCCTTCATCGCGCTCCCAAACGACCTCCTCCGCATTTCTCGTCTTGAGCGACTGAAGGGCAACCACTTACCGACCACTCTCAGGACTCCGTACACCATCCCGCGGCTGACAGACTCGTACTTCGAGATCGACCGTGCGCGTGGTGGCCTTGACGTGTTCTGGGGAGCGCGCAACTCCAACGTCGGCTACATCCAGCACGGCCAGGCCCGCATCGAGATGGTTCCTGCACCCAGTGCCACTACGGCCGACTCCCTGAAGCTTCACTACGTGTACCGACCAGCCACCATGGCACAGGACACTCACGTCCCGTTCTTGCAGGCTGCTGGAGCTGGGTCTGGGACGCTGGCGATTCTGGAGGAGTACCACGACCTGATTTGGAAGTGGGCGCTGATGTATGCCATCTCGAAGGAGGGTGACTCCACGCAGATGCAGTTGGTGAACAGGATGTACCAGGAGCGCCTGGATGACATGAAGAAGTACCTGGACAGAATGAACGAGCAAGAGCCGCGGTACGTGAACGCTGCGGACGACATGGACTTCTTCGAGTACTAGGGGGTGAGATGAGCTTCGTCGGTTATCCGAGATACCAAAACGCCGAGATCCTCGTGTCAAACCAATCTCTTGGTGCTGGAGGCCTTGCAAACCTGGGAGTGACTCTGGAGGAAGGAGCCTCTTACGAGTTGTCGTTCGGTCAAGGGGCAGCCCCGTCGACACCAACACTGATCTCCATTCCCGCCGGTGCAACCAACCCCATCCCCTGGAACATCGCCGGCAACGCAGTCTTCCGTTTTATTGCCACCTCCGGACAGGTCTCCATTGGGTTGGGTGGTGTAATTCCAGCAGCGAACATCACTCTAAGGAGAGTTTACTGATGAGCACTGATCTCCTGAGAAGCGTTGAGTACTTCCGGTACCAAGATGCCGAGGTCCAGGACTTCCAACTCGCGGCCATCGGTTCGAGCAATGACGCCAACATCGTCCCTGGAGAGAGTTACGTTGTGACGTCAGGGCAGAACCTCCAGCACATGGACATTTACATCGCAGAAACGTCTGGCGGCCTGGCAACAGCGAACCCTATTGCGATCAATACCGGCATAACACCGTTTCGATTCACCGCCATGGGGGGCCAGTTCTTCTTGCGGGTGACCCCACGGACCTCGGTGGACAACATCGCGGTGATCAAGGTGACACCATCATGAGCGTTCTAGCTTCTGGCCACTGTCTTTCCTGGGTTGACGGGGACGTAGAGACGAACTCAGTTGCTGCCGCGGGTGGTAGTGCCACTTGGGTGATGACGATCGTTCCTGGTCGGCTGTACTGCCTGTCTTCGTATGTGGGTGCCACTGACATGGAGATCTTCCTGCCGGCCTCCGCAACCAACGGCGTCCGCTGGAACTTCGCTTGGGGCAACTTCCTGTTCGAGGCCTCTACTGGCCAGGTTCTGTTGAAGGTTGACAATCACCACGCGACCGCAGCCAGGGACGTGACCCTGATCGAGTTGAGTTGATGGCAGGACAATTACGCCGCCCGAGGTTCTTCAAGTTCTTGGAAGCCAACATCCAGGAGCAGAGCATCGCGTTGTCGGGGTCTCACACGTTTACCATCGTCGCCAATAGGAGTTATGCGGTTTTCAGTTTTGAGGCCCTCGACCTTGAGGTGTTCTTGCCAGCGGCCGCCACCAACGCCATCCGCATTCACGGTCTGACCAGGCCGGTGTTCGAGTTTGATTCTGGCTCTGCTACTGACGTGAAGATTGACAACAACGAGGGGTCCAACAGAATCGTGACACTTGTGGAGCTAGACTCATGAGAGCCATCTTCAATGAAGCCGACGTAGAAACTGCAGACATCATCTCCACCGGCAATCACTCGTTCACCATGGTGGCGGGGAGTCGGTACATGCTGACCTCTGGCAATGGTGGCAACAACGCCTCAATCAAGATTCCAGTGGGTGCGACGAACATCGTGCGCTGGAGTCCTCAGAACGAGCCTCTGGTGTTTTTCGCGCAGGCTGGCCAGACAACCATGAACGTACTGAACAACTTCGGGAGCACGGTTAAGTTCAGTCTTACCAAGTTGAGCTAATGGAATGCCGGAATACGCACTCTTCCAGGACAAGGACCAAGGACTCGGGCTCAACACCCGTCTCCCGGAAGACAAGGTGCCACCAGGCAAGGCCATCGTCTCGGACAACGTCCACTACAGGAACTACATCAACGAGAAGCGCCCGGGGTATTCTCCAGTCCTCCTCGGGGATCAGGACACTGTTCTCAAAGGCGGTCCCCCGGGCTCTTCCACTTACGTCATCGGGCACCGGCCCCACCTGATTGCAGACGTTGAGCGGTCTACGTTCACCGAGGGCATCTACCGTCCGTTCAACTACGCGCACCGAGATGGGCTCATCGTCATTCCCGAGGGTGACCACGCAGAGCTCCAGCTGGACGTGCAGGCCGCGGACCCCAACTGGTCACTCGACTTCACTCTCTGGTCGGACGACTTTCAGCCAAGCATCTATGACCGAACCGCGGTGGGCTCCTACTGGCGGCCGACGATTGTGGCTGCGAAGGGTGACGGGGCCAACACCAACTGGGCGATCCGCATCATCATGGACGGGGCTGACATCACGATTGCTCCCAAGTTCCGGGTAGTACTCACTCTCTACGAGGCGGCGGTTCACACCTTCACGGGGGCCCCGGCCCACACCCAGGCACAGGACTTCTTCTTCGACGACCTCGGCGGGAACAAGAGTTGGTTCGTGATCGGGAAGCGGATGTGGTTCGGGTTCTTCTTCGACACGGCTGCCGGCGGGACAATCACCCCGTACTACAAACTCGAAGGCGGCGCGATCGTCACCTCTGCGGCCATTGCCATTGCCGGGGGTCTCAGGACCAATGGAACCAGGAAGGCTGCTGGCGACCAAGACCTCCCCATCATGATCGGCAAGCGGGCCATCCTGCTGAAGCACAACGCGGGCGCAACTCACGGTCTGGCCGAGCAGGGGTTCAACGGCGTCCTCGGGGAATTCCGGAAATGGGGTGCAACCCATCCCACCTGGACCTCGTGGGCGTACACAGAGACAGAGATCCCTGACTCCGAACTAGATGACTCTGGCGGCACTGTCTCTGGAGACAACGACCTTGAACTCTACTACTCCTTCGCAGATCACTACCGCGACACCAACATCTCCCGCATTGACCCTCGCTATTCTTCGGGTACGGCCGCGAATGGCAAAGCTTGGCTTACTGGGGCGGACGCAACCTGGGTCGCTGGGTCCTCTAAACTCGGAGCGCATGGACTACAGATAGTTCCCGAGTATGGGATCGCGGACCAGTTCCGAGACATCATTGGCATCAACGACGACCGGGGTTGGCTGCACACCACTGGTGGTGGGATTAGAGTGCCAGGCGGAGTCAATTACCTGGAGCGACTCACTGGTCTGTTGCCGGCTGGGCAGTATCGGGTTCCCGATGAGATGTCCTTCCGTGTCACGTTTAAGCTCCCCACGGACGGCTCCAACCTGGAAGTCATGTCTCTGGTCAGCATCGCCAAGGTCACTGGTTCCGTCGGAGTCACTATCGTCGCGGAGTTTATGGCCATCGAGGTCGTTCACTCCGGTGGCAATTGGGTTCTTCACTCGTTCGCCGAGGGCGGCCTTGCTGCTGGAGCTTCTTCGGCGGCGCTTACCCTGGACACCGAGTACACCGCAGTTGTTACATTCTCCTGGCAGGGGGCGAGCAAGAACACTCTGGACATTCATCAGTACATCGATGGCACTCTGGATGGCTCGGCAACCGGTGGAGGTGGCAGGCCCGCGGCCCTCAGCAACGACACTAACTCCAACGACTCCGAGCACTCGACGGCCCCCAACACAGGGAACAACACCAACAAGGATGACCAGCGCCGCAAGGTGTACCCCATGTCCATTGGCTACAGCCACCGGCGCGATGCAGCACCACTCTATGGCAGCTTTTTCGGTGGGCCTGTCGAGATTGGGAACGATAACGGCGAGCGGGAGTGGGCCTTCTATGGCGACGACACGCCGGCGTTCCCTAACTCTGGTATTCACCATCGGGGGTGGAAGGCCTTCCGCGGAATCATCGGGTCGGTCACCATCTGGCACAAGGTTCTGTCTCAGCCAGAGATCGACCGGTTCGTGGACCGCGGCCCGTTCCCTGAGGAGATCGCAGCCTACGGAGACAAGGTCAAGTCGCACTGGGACATGGAAGAGGGGATGGGCAACATTCTGTGGGACAAGGGCCAGTTCGGCAACCACCTGAGGATGAACCCGTACCCGGAGGCCAAGTCGGTCTCAGGCCCGATCCACCGTCTCCAGAAGGGGGTCATCGACGGGTTCTGGGAGATCCGCACGCGCACTCCTCGGGAGGGTGTTGGAGGCAGGGATGTCTACGCGCTCTCCAGTGGTTCGGTCTTGAGGTTGGACGAGGACGGTAGCGGTGACAAGTTCTTCCGCCCGATTGCCAACCGGATCCAGGCTGAGTCCATGCCGACTCCCTCCTCGTTCCAGTTCTCTGACTTTCTCTACGTCTGCACTGGGGTTGGTCCTCCGCTCCGCCTCTCTCGTGGGAAGGTTTCCTACGCGGGTCTCTCTCCGGTGTTTGGCGAAGGCCTTCAGCACGACAACCTCGGGTGGCTCGAACACGACCGGGATGGAACCTTCCAGATCCGCGAGGGGTCCATCGACCTGGGAACGGCCGACGTTTTCAACGTCGACAAAACCTTCCGCTACGCGATGACGTTCTACGATCCCGAGGCCGGTGTGGAGTCTGCCCCGAGCAGGATCATGTACTGGACGATGGACGACGAATACCAGGAGATGATCCTGGACAGGTTCCCGAGGAGCCACCACCTCAACGCCACCGTCATCCGTCTCTATCGATCGCGCACGAACAGCGGAGAGCTCCTCTTCCTGGACGAAATCCCGATCAGCCAGAACACGTACACGGACACCAAGAAGGACACCCAGCTTGGATTCCCGCTGAACACGTTCGCCAACTTCCCTCCTCCGCAGGGCGTCCGCTTCGCAATCCGTCTCGGGGGCCGCGTTGTTTACTCTGGCGTGGACAGTCTTGGTGCGACCGTTTTCCCGAGCCTCGTTGGTTTCCCCGAGGCGGTTCCTCCTGGCTATGCCATCACGGTTGCCGAGGGTCGCTCCGCCAGGGTGACGGGTCTCTTGTCCATGCACGACCGGGGGATTGTGTTCCTCCAGGACACAGCATTCTCGATCAGCGACAACGGTGGGGACGTTGGTACCGGCTCCCTGGTTGTGGCTCCTGTGTCGGTCGAGAAGATCAAGGACTCGGTGGGGTGTGTCGAGCACAACACGATTGTCACCGTCGACGACCTGGGCGGCATCTTCGCTGGAGAGCGGGGCATCTATGTCACCGACGGATTCAATTTCAAGTACGCGAGCCACGACATCGAGCCCACCTGGCAGAGCCTGAACAAGTCCACGTACCGTCAGTGGATCGCGGTGAACTGGCGCAAGAATGATCAGTACGTCCTCGCGTGCCGCAGGGCCACTGGCGCTGGAAGGAACGACACCGTCCTCGTCTGGGACTACGCCCGAAACGCCTTCTCGGTGTTTGATGGTTGGGAAGTCCGGTACATGCAGGTCATCGAGGACGAGACCACAGGCCAGAACAGGCTCCACTTTTCAGACTATCTCGGACAGATGTGGGAGTGGGACTCTGAGGATTCCCCGGTACACAACGACGGAGCTTCGCGCTCTGGGTTTACCACTCTCACGGGGACTGTCGTAGCCGGTTCCACCACCACGAATGTCAGATTGTTTACTCCGAGTACCCTGCCCACGACGGCCGATGGCTTGAGGGGTGTAGCGCTCACGATCGGCACCGAGCGGCGTCGAATCATCTCGAACACAGGCACGAACGTGGTGGTGGAAACGGCTTTCTCTGCGGTGGTGACCGGGGCTGCTTGGAAGCTGGGCTCAATCCCGTCCGACTGGAAGTCCGGCAAGAACGACATGGGGTCGGAGACGTTCCGGAAGAAGGCCACCTTCTCTCAGTTCAACTTCGAGGAAAATACAGGGAGTGCCGTCGACCTGGAGGTGAACTTCGACAACAAGCCGGCCACGGTCAAAACGGGCGTTGATGCTGGTGCCCAGTACAAGCGGGTCAACCCTCTCGGTCGAGGTACCAGGCTGCAGTGGAGAATCAAGGACGATGCCCCGGACAACCCCTGGGCGGTGACGGATATCGAGACGGCGTGGCACCCGAAGGGGAGGTCGTCATGGTTGACGTAGACAACTGGGAAGACCAACTCGACCAGCTGGACCGCAAGGGCAAGTCAGGAGGCCTCGCCAAGAACGCTCCGTCCGAGCAGGTCAACGACGAGTTGTCGAGGAGGATTCACAGACTGGAGGACGCGGTCCGTCTTCTCATCCGTCACCAGAGGCAGGGCCCGGACTGGGAGAACTCCTTTGCGCTCACGTCGGATGACGCGGATGGCAATGGACATGTGATCGTCGAGCACGAACTCGGGTACACGCCCAACTCCTTTGTCATGATACTGCAGGCCAACACCATTGTGGGAACGGCGAGACCGGCAGCCAACAGCTTCGGGGACCTGAGGTTCGTGGAGTCCGACGCGACCAAAATCACCTTCCAGTTTGACGTCCATGCGCAAAACATGAGTTCCCGCAGGGTATTTGTGGTAGTTCCGTTCAGGAGTAGCTTCGTTCCCAGGAACCCTGGCGAGGCGGGGGCGGAGAGTAGATTTGGCAGCACGGGAGAGAGTTACACCGAGGCACCACCACTGGGTCTCTACACTCCCCCGTAAGGAGAACAACGATGGCAGAAGGCGGATACGGCGGCAGCGGAGCGTTCTCAAGCTTCAATCCCCAGCAGTTCTTCGGGGGAGCACCGGCCAGTGCGTACGGACAATACAGCGGCAACCCGTTCGATCGCTCAGGAGAGACCAACCCCAAGAAGGTCGCCGGCTCTGGTCTCGGTGGCCTCCCTGGTGTGTTCGAGGGATGGGACGCTGCGGCCAGGTACTCCTTTGCTCCGGCGGGGGAGTTCTACAACAAGATGCAGCCGATCGCGGACTTCTTCGGTCAACAGCGTCAAAAGAACATCGGAGCAGAACTCTTCGGGACGAGCGCCGAAGCCATTGACACTCAGTTCGGGGAAGCCAAGAGGCAGCAGACGCAGGGTCTCACCAGGGCCGGTATGTCTGGCGGCAGTGCGGTGTCACCTCTGGCGAGTATGGCTCTGCAGCAGGAGGCCCAGGCAAGGAGCGGTGCGTTCGGCACGGCGGCTCGCCAGGCGGTCCTTCAAGCAGAAGCGTTCCAGGCGCAGGCAGCTCGGGATGAGCAGAACACCTTGTCCTCGATCATGCAGGCGATGTTGGTCCCGGCTCAGATTCAGGCAGCTCGCGCTTCGAATGCTCCGCTGGGCTCTGTGGGTCCGAGTCTCTTGGGGCCGGGGCTTGGCGCTCTAGGTGGGTTCATGAACATGATGGGTCAGGGAGGCTGATATGGCTGCACCAGGAACCGCGGCGTATGACGAGCACCGACAGCACCGAGATCGGAAGCGTGGTAAGAAGGGCGCGGACATCCAGAACCTCACCGAGGGGCTCAAGCTTCTCTTTGCTGGAGGGGGTGCCCTACGCGAGAAACAGGCCTCCGATCAGTCCATGCGGGATACCCAGCAGTTCATGCTGCCGCTCTTGGCCGGGGAGGGTAATCCTCAGCAGGGCTTTCAGCAGATGGCGGAGTCTCCTCAACAGTTCAATCCGCGCACGACGCAGAGCATCATGACCGCGCTTGAGAACCTCCAGGCGGCCAACCTCTCCCAGGGCATCCAGAAGGAGCAGCTGCTCGGACTTCAGACTCAGCGGGGGACCGACCAGTTTCTCGGGGGGTCTCCGACCACTCTCCCCACAAACCCGCGTGCGATCCAGGAGTACTACCAGAAGCAGGACAAGGCCGACCTGGACTACAACTACAAGCAGGAGCAACTTGGCCAACTGCGAGACGCGCCGGGGATGAAGCAGGCCGAGGTTGACCTGGAGGCCAAGCGGTACGCAGAGGAGAGGGAGTATCAGAGGCAGGAGGACGTCAAGGACGAGGCTCATCGTCGGGTCACTCGCGGGGACTCCCTGGCCAAGTCGGCGGAGAGCACCCGTCAGTTCAACGTCGGCGAAGCCAACAAGCTCACGGCAGCAGACACCAAGAGGCAAAACGCCAAGGAAGACGACTACGTCAAGCAGAAGGAAACCGCTGCCGGCAACTACGACGGTGTCCTCGACGACCTCCGCAGTCTCATGCGCCTGGAGCCGGGTGACATCAACGACGTGCTCAAGATCACCATGCTGGGCAACATGAAGTTCCGGAGTGACGACGAGAAGACCCAGAGCGCGGTCGGTACCTTGCTGCAGCAGATGTCGGGGCCCGGTGCCATGGAGTCGAAGCTTCGTGCCAAGGAGCAGGCGGTCACGCACTACAAGGCCAACGCCTACCGCTACGCCAAGGAGAGAATGCGCGCTGGTCGCCAGGGTCGATCCCTGTCCAAGCCGGAGGCCCAGCTGCACCGGGAACTGCTCACCAACCTGATCGAGGGAGCCTCTCCTGATTGGCGTCACATCCGCGAGCTCTTGAACAAGATGCCCGCCAGCGCCTTCCCCATGGAGTTCCTGTTCGACGTCGAGGCCCTCATCTCCGAGAAGACCACCCCCTCCCGGGGTGCGATGATGGGCGACAGCAAGCTGGCGGAAGCCGAGGAGCAGATCCTGACCGAGTTGCTGATGGTGCTGGAGAGCCCCTGATGCCGCAGGAAACCGGGTACTTCACCAGGCCACCCGACGAGACGCTTCCTGGTAAGGGGCTTCCCCTGCTGGAGCGCGTGCGCATGGCCCGTGAGGCGAAGCAGCGGGTGACCGGTACCGGGGCGATGGATCAGATCGAGAAGATCCGGCTTCGCAAGCAGCAGGCAGAGGCGCAGCAGCAGGCAGTCCAGGCGGAGGAGGAGAAACAGGCCCGGTTCGCCCAACTGGCAGAGACCCTGCGCGAGCCACCGGCACCGCCCGAGATGGACTCCTGGCTGAACACGGCGCTGGAGATGGGTTCGCTGGTGGGGGCTCCTGTCCTCCCTGGCGGGACCACTGGTGGAGCCATGGCGGCCGAGGGTCTTACGGGTATCCCCGCAGAGCGCATCAAGACCTTCCTCAAGTCTCCCGGCAGCTACGGCATCACAGACCTCCTCGGAGGGATCGAAGCCCAGAACATCGACGAGTTGGTGGGGAAATTCCCCCAGGCAGAGGAACAGGCCAAGTGGTTCAAGGCGGCCAAAGAGATGTCCCACATGGTCCACGAGGCCAGGTACCCAGAGGGTGCCACCGAGGACGACTACGCCAAGGCCATGGACCAACTCATGGGAGAGGTCACCGGCGAGCACCAGTACCAGCATGTGAAGGGCCCGGAAGACAAGGACGCCCTCCGCAACAATGCCATGATCGACGAGATCCTCGCGCAGCGTAGAGCCCCCGGCATCCACAGTCCGCCCTACACTGACGCGCAGATCGCCAAGGAGTTCGAGCAGTTCCTGGAGTCTGGCGGGGCCCAGAGCGTCGAGGAGTTCCAGGAACGATTCCCCATCGTCAGCACGGTGATCCAGGCTGGGTCGGAGCTTCCCGCGTTCATGGGTGGCATGGCTCTCAGCAAGATGGGGATGGGGGCTCTCTCGAAGGCGGGGCAGGCACTCAAGGGCACGAAGCTTGGCAAGGGCCTGCAGATGCCAGACCTCTCCAAGGTAGGCCCCCTCCGTAAGTGGCACGCGCCGCGCCCCCCACCGAAGGCTCCCCCAGGTAGAAGCGCCATGCGGGCCGGGACAGAGTTCGCTGCGACCGGGGCCATGCTCGGGGCGAGGGACGTAGCCACTGGACGCCAGGAGGAGTTCGACGCCTCGACCATCCCGAAGAGCTTCCTCCTGGGAGCTGCTGGTGCGAAGGCCGGCGACGTGGTGACCAGGATCCTCAAGGGAAAGAAGTTCTCACCCAAGGTCATCGAGCGGTTTGCGGGTGCCGTGGAACTGGGGTCGTTCGCTGTCGGTGAGGAGGCCATTGCTGAACTGGAGAGGAGCATCACTGGGGAAGAGGACCCGGAGGCCCTGTCTCAGAAGGTAGCCAAGTGGGCCACGATCGCGTTCGGCGGTGCCCTGATGGGAAAATTCCTCCGCAGTCGGGCAGTGGAGCGCACCAAGGGTCGGGCCCGGGCGTTGCGGAAAGAGGTCGAGAAGCTCGCCAAGGGGAAGGACAAGATCGAGCCACTCGAGGAGCGAACTCCGCGCACAGAGGCTTTTGCCAAGGAGGAGATGGCGCGCATCGAGGAGACGCTAGGCAAGGGTGGCAAGCCCAAGACCGCGATCAAACTCGACGGGAGGGTCCAGGACGTGGAGGTGATGTCGGTCTCCGAGCGCCGCGTGACCTTCAAGGACGCCAAGGGTGAGAACCGCGGGATGCCCAGGGAGCAGTTTCAAGCAATCCCGGTGCCACCACCGGTTGCAGGTCGGTCACTGTCCGACGTTAGGAAACCGGACACCCCTGTAACCCAAGTGGGAGGCAAAGTCGAAGTTCCCATAGGCAAACCTGTGAAGTCTGTGAAGTCTGAGCCGGCAACTGCCCCACAAAAGCCGCGCATGGCGAAGCCTATCGTCACCCCCAAGGCCGAACTTCCCACTCTTCCCACCGAACGCAGGAAACTTCCCGAACCCCAGCAGAGGGCAGTGGCGCAAGGCGAACAGGCTCTCACTGAGATCAGCCAGGAGCTTCGCGCTCTGCAGCCAGGGGGAGTGTTCGATCCCAAGGCACCCAGACGGTCAGCTTCTCAGCAGGCAGCGCAGGGGGCCCAGAGAGTGGTGTCTGAGGCGTTGAATCTGGTCAGGACCGCGAGGACTCCCCAGCAGCTTGCAGCCGCTCTCAAGAAGGCCAGGGCAGCCGAGCGACACGCTGAGACGATTCTCGACCGCCAGGCGACCGTGGAAGTTCCCAAGCACCCGGAGATCAGGGAGACGGCCCAGGAAGTCCAGGGAGCTCTGAATGTCGTCAAGCGGCAACTGGGGAAGGCTACCCGGCGGCTGTCGAAGGCGACCTTCCTGGCCAAGGACAAGGCTGAACAGGGGACTCTCTCCCGAGCACTCAAGGAAACCCAGGACGCTGCCCGGGAGTTGGGTCGGATCAGGAACGCCAAGACCCCAGAGGAGATCCTCCGCAGCACCCAGAAGGTTGTCCGCAAGGCCCAGCAGGCTCTCAAGGAGGTCCAGGATCACCAGCCTCCCAAGGGACAGGCCGGCCGAGCCTACGTGCCCATCGATCTCAGGGCGGTCGCTCGATACCTGAAGGACGTCGTGGTCGCGGGCTACCAAGCTATGCGCAAAGCGGTCAGTAATATACGGGGCCGCCGGGAGCGGTATGCGCATCAGCTGCTCAAATATTCCTCCAAGGCCACCGGGGGCACGGTCTACCGGCTCATGGACGGCACGGAGATGAAGCTCCCCGAGGTCAACAGCCTGCTGAAGTCTCTCAAGGCGGGCACCTCCCTGGTCAAGTCTCTCAAGATGCCCACCTGGGAGTGGATGGAGGTGACCCTCAAGGATGGCCGCAAGATGAAGCTCTGGCACCCCGATGCCGAGGGCCGGTTTGCGGAGTTGGCCAAGGATCTCACGGGGCGGCGCAAGTGGGGTGAAACCGAGTACCAGGTCTACGACAACAACGCGGCCGACATCCTCTACCACTGGCTCATGAAGGCTGGCCCCAAGCTGGTGTCCCCGTTCCGGGCGATCGGAAAGCTCCACGACACTGCCAGGGGGATCAACCCCAAGGACCCCAACAGCCTGACCTCGGCCATGGACAAGTTCGGTCGGAAGGCGATGGGTGGGGCTGCTCGCGAGCAGTTCGAAACGATCCGCAAGGCCTGGGAGTTGATGAAGCAGACCAAGCATGGCGACGAGCGGGAGATCGTCCACCGACTCCACGAGCTTCTCAAGGACCAGCCGGACGGAGGGCACAGCCTGTCAGAGGCCATCTTCGACGCGCACCAGCACGGGATCAGGCTGGAGGCCTCGGAGTTCGGGGACGCTGTCGTCAAGGAGGCCTACGACCTGATCAACGCCCGCCGAAGGATCTTCGCGTGGACAGCTGCTCGCTTCCTGGAGGGCAACCTCATTCCCAAGGAGACCGTCGAGGCCTTCGCCAAGAACGAGAACTACCTCCACTGGACGACAGACAAGAGCGGCAACAGGGTCAAGGGGGTCAATATGACCTCGGTCCTCGCCCAGTCCTTCATGCACCACGTCGGAGCCAGGTCGATCCTCGACCCCGTGTCCATCACCAACGCTCTCGGCAGCTACCTCAAGAAGAGGACCCAGACAGACTACGCCGAGGCCAAGAGGCGGGGGCTGATTGTTGACTACCAGAGTCAGAGTGAGGCCGCCTACCACCAGATTGTCGCAGCGTCGAAGCTCGACCTCTACGAGAGGGTCCGGGATGGAGGGCTCGTGCGCGAGGGTCCGCCCGCCGAAGAGGTGGCCTACGCCAAGAGGCAGGAACGTCTGGTCGAGAGCCTCCGTCGGATGGACGATTTCATGGCTCAGAAGAAGTGGCCGATGGAGTTCGGTCTGCCAGAGCAGGTTGTCCTCCGGAAGTCTCGGGTGGCCGCGCGAAGGAAGCTCGATCTGCACCGCGCCAGGATGGTGAAGTACGGCATCCCAACCTCGGGTCCAGCTCCATGGGCCAGGTCCAAACGAGATGTCGCGCGCGTCGAGAAGTACCAGGCCGACCTGGAGGCGATGGAGAACAGTTACTGGAAGACTCTGCACTTGCCGCGCCGAGCTCACACTCAACAGGCGCTTTTGAAAGACATGCCGCAACCAACTCGAGCACCGGATGACGCACTCGTCAAGGCCATGAATGAGAAGCGTGCGTACATCAAAAACGAGATCTTCGAGATGGAGCAGTACAACCGTCGGTGGATGAAGGTCCCGGCCAAGATGGAGTTCGGCGCGCTCGTCAAGACAACCTGGAAGGACAAGACCAAACTCGACAAGAAGACGGGGAAGGAGGAGGTGGTCCTCAAGGATGGCAAGCCGGTCCGGGTCGCGGAGGTCGAGGGCAACTGGATCCCCACGGACATCTGGAACGAGATCGAACACATGGCCTCGGAGACTCACGCCGTCGGCCGGCTCTATGACTCCGCCCATCTCCTCAGGAAGAAGCTCGCGACCGTCTGGCGGACCGCCACTGGCACCGGGAACTTCCTGGGCAACGTCCGCTACAACGGCACCGCCGGCCAGTACCAGTCTCACCCCAAGACCGTCCAGCTGCACTGGGATGCCTTCCAGGCCATGTTCAACTGGCAGAAGACCGGGAAGCTGAAGATGCGTGACCCTGCGCAGCAGGCATTCGCCGACGAGTTCGTCGAGACAGGAATCATGGGGCAGACCGCCCCGAACATCGACCTGGCTAGGATCTCGGGAGAGGTGTCAGAAGCGTTCGACGCAGCCAAGCTTGCCAGGTCAGATGGTCGGTGGGGAGAGGCCTCGGCTCACTTCGGGCGCGGTGTCATGACGTACATGGACCAGTTCTACTCCAAGGCTCCTGGCACCAAGCACATGATGGACTTCTACTACGCCACGGACACCGCGTTCGCGCTCTCGCTTTACGTCGCCAGGCGTGGGAATATTGGTTCGAGCATCGGCAAACCCCTGGAGGTCGAGCAGGCGTTCCGTCCGATTGACATGTGGTACAACTACACGCGCACCCCGCTGTTCCTCCGCTCTAAGTGGGGCCGGCGACTGTTCTCGTTCACGAAGTTCAAGTGGAAGGCCATGACCTCCAAATTCCACACGGCCCTCTATGAACCAGCACCCCTGCTCCCGGGCATCGTGGCGTCGGCACTCCCCAAGGAGATCACCCTCCCTGGTGGCCGTAAGATCAACCCGCAGATTCTCCTGGCTCCCAGGGCAAGCACTCTCGGGTTCAAGGGTCCTCGGGCACAGGCGCTCAGTGCAGGCACAACCTCGGCGATGGTTCTCTCCCTCAAGATGCTCAAGCAACACTGGGGAAAGCTCGCCGCGCTCTACGCCTTCAAGCAGTGGTCCGGGATGAGTGACGAAGACTACGAGAAGTACGAGAACACCATCACCCAGGGGGGTGGCCCCGACAAGTACTTCACCTACCCAGTACCCGGCCTGTCCAAGGACGAGCCTTACTTCTTCCAAACCTTGGGCCTCGACACCTACAGTCACATGGTCACCAAGGCAGAGACAGAGAGAGACCAGGACGCGGGGGTTGCCACCAAGCTTGCCAACTGGCTCCTCGATCAGTCGATCGCTCTCAGTGCCAGCCGGGACATGGTGCGAGGGGTGAACTACTTCGGGGACAAGAAGGGGGATGCCTCGGCCATCTGGAACGTCGGTGTGAAGCAACTCATCCCCGGGACAGCAGAAGAGGCCCTCCGCTACGGGTACAGACAGATCACCGGGACGCGCCGCACCATCGGAGAGGACATCCTCAAGCTCATGGGCCTGAAGCTCCGGAAGGCGCACGTAGAGGATATCCCTTATGAACTCCGCCGGCAGCTGATCCGCGAGGGGAAGGCCAAGGAGATCCAGCCGGTCCTGGTGGTCCCCGTGGACGATGCCGACCCTATGGCGAGAATGTACCTGAATCACCTCAACGCATGGATCGAGATGAATCGTAAGATGAGGGTGCGCAAGTAGCAGTGTTCGTTCGAACGAAAGGAGTTTCTCATGAAGTCCATGTACAAGGGTCACTACGGTCCCAAGGATCACCAGGCCGCGAGCTTCCAGGAGGCATCGAAGTGCTACGGCACCCACAAGCCTCCCTACGCCAACGGCTGGATCCACAACACGTACTCAAGCTCCGGCTGATCCACCGGAGTAGCTTTTCCTCCTTCGTACTTGAGGTCTCCCTTCCTCCTACTGAAACCCACCAGATTCGGTAAGGACGGCGAGGCCTCTCTTCATATCCAAAGGAACCCGTCATGCTTGCAGCACTCGTCCTCGCCCTCGCTCCGCAGACACTTCCACCGAAGGCTCTCATCAAGGAGCTCTGGGACAAGGTCACCCTGGAGTTCGAACAGGACATCAATTCCAACGAGACCTCTGGGATCTTCGAGAACCGCAGGCTCAACGTCACCTTCACTCACTCGGTCAGCGGTACGGTGCGCAAGATCCCTGGTTACTTTGCCGCTGACGGGGACGCTGCCGAGACCAGTGCAACAACGGGAAAGACGTGGCGAGTTCACTGGGCCCCGGAGGAGACAGGTATCTGGAACTGGGTTGCGGAGTTTGTGGCTGGAGCCCGGGTGGCCGCGGACCCATTCGTTGCCGGAACCCCTGTCGACTTCGACGGATACACCGGGGCCATCACCATCAACGCCACCACCAAGAGTCTCCCCGACTTCCGCAATAGGGGCCTGTTGCAGATGGACGCCACCACCGGGGCCCTGAAGTTCATGGGGGACAGCACGTTCTTCTTCAAGGTGGGCGCGGGGAGTCCGGAGAACTGGCTGGCCACCGGTGACTTTGACAACACGCCCATGGTTCCGGCCCCGCTTGGCAATGGCACCTACCGGCACTCGTGGTCTACCCACGTCGCGAGCTGGAGATCGGCGGACCCAACGTGGCAGAGCACCAAGGGCAAGGGGATCATCGGTTCGATCAACTACCTGGTCGGCTACAACGAGGGCTCCCCTCCCATCATCGACACGCCTCGTCGGGGGGTGAACAGTATCTACGTGATGCTCATGAACGTCGCTGGGGATGGACAGGATGTGTGGCCCTGGGAGGCGACCACCAACACCGCCATCATCAACAACACCAGCAGCGAACAGACCGCCTACGACTGCAGTAAGCTCGACCAGTGGCAAATCGTCTTCGACTACGCCAACGAGATGGGCCTGCACCTCACGTTCTACATGGGGGAAACCGAAAACATCAACCTCCTGGGGCACATGAGGACAGGGCTCAACCTTGAGGACCGCCGGCTGATCTTCTACCGAGAGATGTTTGCCCGATTCGGGTACCTCAACGCCATCACCTGGTGCATCACCGAGGAGTGGCCTCACAGTACGGGCGTCAGCGAACAGAGGATCTCCGACGTGTGGTCGGTCTGGGGAGAGCACGGCAATGGACTGAACCGGCCCCTGGATCCCTACGGCCACTCGGTGATCGTTCACCTTCTCGCTGGAGCAAGCAACGCCATCCTCACCATCTCGCACCAGGTCACCAGGGAGAATTTCTCTGGGGTAGGGGTACAGGTCACCAACTACTTCAACACCACCGGGGGCATCCGGAACAACGCGCACCGCTTGGCGGAGGATTGGTACGACGATCAGTACGACCACGGAGGAATTCAGAAGCGGCCGCGAGAGGTTCCTTGGACACGCACCCTTGAGGAGGCCGGGCCCACTAGGCTGGGAATCCAAAGGGACGGGGAGGGGTCACCGGGAGACACGGGTCATCAGATAGACCACCTCAAGCAAGACCTCTGGGTTGCCGCGTGCGCGGGTGGCCGTGGACACATGAGCTACCTTGGGTGTGTGGCGTTCAACTCCCCTATCCCGGTCAACGTTGACTGTGACGATGTGAACCTGGACGACTTCGAGGACTGGGACCTGTGGTGGGAGCGGACCTGGCTCTGCCTGGACATGATGAACAAAAACGTGCCCTTCCAGACCATGGAATACCGAGAGGATCTCCGTACCGGAGTTGGTGGGCTACCCGATGTTGAGTTCCACCTCATGGCCTCTTACTCCACCTCGGGCACCGCGGACGGCGAGTACTACATGTGTGTCTTCGAGGAAGGGGTGGACTTTACTGTTGGCGGCGAGACTGCCACCCTGGACTTCGAGGGCTTCACCTTAGATACCTGGGACTGCTACTGGTTCAACGCCGAAGAAGACAACGACGGAACGCTGCCCGGTGCCGGAACTCGAAAGACCACGGTTGCCTGGGCCAGCCCCGCCACTCTACCCACTCCACCCAGCACCCTGCCCGGTGACGATGAAACAGACTGCTGGGTGCTCTTCCTGGACAAGCAATAGATGGCTACGACAAACGGCAACAGTGTGAAGTCCCTTCTCTGGAGCGGTGGCGCGGTAGTGGTAGCCGTGGCGGTCTCGGTGTTTCTGCACGAGGAGTTGAAGGGCACCCACGAGAAGGACATGGAGCATTTCCGCGACGAGTGCAACAGGGATAGGACTGAGGTCAACCAGCGACTCGAAGTCCTCAGCCTCGACGTCAAGGAGATCCTCCAGAGACTGCCCCCGAGATGAAGCGCCTCCTGCCACTCCTCCTGCTCTCCGGGTGTATCTCTGGCAACGTCCCTGGCGACCTGTACCCGGACACCGTGAACCTCCTGTACGGAGAGAATAGGGGAGACGCCTCCTTCGAGCACTCCAGCTGGCTCACCGACGTGAACTCAGACCTCGATGGCTACAACTACGGGGTGAACGTCGGGTGGGTGCTCACAGACCGCAAGGCTGAGATCGATGACATCCGGGAGTTCCTGCCTCAGATGCCGCCAGCTCGGATAGCTATCGTCCCTGACCCTGAGCACGACCACGGTGACGGTGGCAACTGGGTTTCCAAAGAGACGGGCATTGCCACTGGTAGTGGTGGAGCCCTCATGGCAGCGACCTGGTACATCATCAACCGCCGCAAGAATGGAGGTACCTCAGCATGAGGAACGCACTGATCCTGGTAGTCCTGACTCTCTCGGGGTGCGCAGCCCTGGACGCCTTCACAAGACCGGACCCGGTGACAGGGGTGAGCTTGGCGGACACGACAGCGGACCTTGCTGGAGGCCTGGGCCAGGGGACACCCATCGTCCTTGCTGCCTGGGCTCTCAGGGAGGGCGGGGGGTTCTACGCTCGGTACCGGAAGCGGATGGCGGCTGCGAAGAAGAAGAAATAGACAGGTTCCTGGCGTACCACTCCCGGACCGATGGGGCAGACCAGAACTCGTCTATCTCTATGGCCTTCTGCTCCCACACGGAATCCATGGCGGCCTGGAAACACTCGTAGGTAATCGGCTTCACCGGCTCTACGCTAGGCCACGGGCTAGGCCTGAAGCTCGGCAGGAGGTCTAGTTCCGAGGTGACCGCGACGACCGCTGCGCCCAGGAGCCCTCGGAGGAAGCTACGACGTCTCACCTGGACCTCGGTACGGGATGATCTCCCCAAGGCGGCACCTCAGTGTCAGGTCATAGTGCTCTCGGATACAGGCGTCCATCTCCTTGCCGGACATTTTCTCCTGAGACGCAAGGCCACCCCACTCCTGCTCGCCGTCGTGCTTCCGGATGAAGGTGACGATGTGTTCTCGGAACTCCCCCAGCGGCATGGGCTGATAGCACTTGTCGTGAACCCTGGCCCTAGACCACTGCCACGGCCAAATGATCTTGTTGCAGTTGCTACAGCGCTTCATGGTCGGTGCCACTCTTCTTTGACAAGGTTCTCCCAGTCATCCTTGAGGTGCTCCGGCAAAGGGTACTGAACAAATAGTGAGGGTGCGTCCACCCACTCGCTGCCAGAATGCTCCCGGTAGCTGTCGATGTAGTCATAGTCCCCGCCATCACAGAACACCTTCAATTCCCAGAGGGCTCCCGGGGTACACCAGAGGACATCGTTCGGAGCCTTGTACCAGCGCATCTCCATGACACCCTTCAATATGACGACGTTGCACAGGTCTCTAAGAATCTCAGCCTCTACTTTGTTCATCTTCATCCTCCTCCCTCACGAACGGCTCACTAATCAGGTTGCCCCAGCCCAGGTACTCGAAGGTGAACCCGAGCATGACCTTGCAGCCTGGACACTGGATGTCGTCCCAGGAGAACTCCACGCCCAGGTCGGCGTCACACTTCGGGCACTCCAGGTTCATCCCCGTCCTCCTTGTCGCAGCAGTGCGAGCAGATCCACTTCTCTGGCTTGTGCTGGAACAGCATGGGCACCGTCTCTCCGCACATCGGACACTCCTGCAGCTTCCGTGCGTCAACCACCGTGAAGTCCTTCGTTGTGTCAATCAACAGGTCTCCCTCCCTGACCGTCGCCCACTCCTCCAGCTTCTTCGTCAGGTAGTCGCGCAGCACGATCACGTCGTCACGGTTCAGGTACGCCGCGCCCTCCTCTGGGGTGTCAATCTTCAGGGCCCCTCGGCAGGACTGCTTGTCCTCCACCACGATCAACCCGTAGGCGAACACGCTCGTCATTCCTTCCCCTCCCACCTGAAGCAGCCGTCCTTGGTTATGTCGAATGGAGGGTCCTGGAACATCCACCCCTGGAAGTCCCCACCAGGCCTCTCACAGTAGTCGTACTTCGTCTCCCGAGTACCTATTGCGTACCGCCATCCCAGGTGAACACACGTCGCGCACGACCTGGCCTTGAGGGCGTCAAGCTCCTGCTTCAGGTCATTGATTTTGTCCATTGCTTCCATGTAGACCATCACTTCCACCCTCGCGTGAGCTTCTCCATTGCCGCTGACCGTCCCCGTTGCCACGCCTCCCAGATTCTGATGTTGGGCTGGTTGGGCCAGTGTGGGTTTTCCAGCTTCAACTCCGCAATGAGTTGCTCCCGGTAGAGGTCGCGGCAGTCCCAGTGGATATGGGGCAAGGTGAACTGCCACCACCACAGGACCTTCTTGCAGGCGTTGCAGCGCTTCATTCCCCCTCCTCTCTCACGGCGTCAACGAATTCATAGGTAGCCAGGCTTATCTACTGTTCCGGGTATGTCCTCCATCACTTCCACCCCGCTCGCTTGCGCGCCTTGCGTATCTCGTCGAAGGAGAACTTGTACTCCCCACGGATGTCCGCCTTCTCCAGGAATGCTGTAGCCTTCGCCACGTCCTCCAGGCGCTCGTAGTAATCGAGAACTAGCTGGAGTTCGTTCGCATCTACCGTAACAGAGGTCCCGGCACGCACAAGATGCTCACCGCGAAGTCTTTCCACTACCTCCACCGGCCTCTTGTACTCCTGCTCCACAGGCACGCGCTTCTCCCATCGGGCGACGACAAGTCTTCTTGCGTAATTGCACCGCTGACACGTCCACCGACCATCGTCGCTGATGTCCATGGGCGTTTTCTTGAAGGTGTGTCCGCACTCCAGCTCCAGCAGCACGTCGCTCCTCGGCGCACCCTCCTCGACCTTTTTGTTGCAGTACGGACAGTGCCATATGCCGTCCCCATAGTCTGCATCCATAGCTACGGCCTGCTCGCGGTTGCGCCATGTATGCCCGCACTGGAGGTGCAGCACGTCGTCAGTCATCAGTTATCCCCCGGTCGACCCTGCAACATCTCCACCATGACCTCCTTCATTCGCTCGCCCACGTCCCGGCTGATGATGAGGTCCCGCTGGTCAGACGGCAGATCCTCAAACAAGCACAGATCCTTCAGGGCCTCTCGCACGCTCCGCTCTGGGTACAGAAGCTTGGGGAAGAAGATCATGCCCACCAGTTGGTTGTTCGCGATCTCTTCTGTCCAGGTCAGGACGGTGAAGGCGGTCCCGGTGACACTCAAGTCTCTCACCTTGTCGATGACCCTCTCGCTGTCCGGGAACCCCATCGGGATAACCCAATGCAGACGCTCCCTCATCAGCATGACCGCCAACTCCTTGATCCTGTTGTGCCTGTTGCTGTCATCCATCTTTCACCTCCTTGTCTCTCTTCCGTAGCCCGACCATCCTCAGCACCCGGGCCTCTCCCTCGCTCATGCCGCAGGCGTACCCCATGTGCCACACGGCCCACACCGTACTCACTGCCAACGTCACCCCAACTGCAGCTAAGATGTAGTCCATCAGAACCCCATCGCGTCGTTGTAGGCCTCGACCCCCAGCCCCATGCCCAACTCCCGAGCGTATTGCTCCCGGTCGTGCTTGTCGTCCTCCTCGTCCCGCCGGTCCTGCTCGGAGTCCTCCGTCCACTCGTCCCACTCCTGCGCACACTCTTTGGAACAGGTCTCGCTGTCCGACTTCCGCGGTGCCCCACACCACGCACAGAGTGGCTCGTCGCAAAACAGTTCTCGTTCCCTTGGTACCAGTGGCATCGTTCACTCCTTGGTTAGATGTCATCTCTACACTGACCTTCGCAGTCCTCGCAACACCAGCACGGGCCATTTTCCTCGCAGATCTCCGAGTAGGGACACTCGTGCTCCTCCTGGCTCGCGGGGTTTCCACATGGATGGTTGGACGGGCACTTTGACGGACGCTCGGGCTCGGCCCCTGGATCAAACCCCCCTCCCCCTTGGAGACCAAGGGTCTGAGCACGGCACTCAGGTTTGCTGAAGGAAGCCCCTCCCGAGGAATCTTGGTGACCCTGCCCCCCGGGACCGCACCTCCCAGGCAGGAACTGGCTCGCGGCTTCTCTTGATATCCCGGGAAAGCTCTGCGACGAGAACCGGCGCGACTGGAAAGACAGGCGGAGTTGTGCTACCTTCACACCCATCTGTTCGATCGCACGAGCAAGAGTAGACGATGGCCCGGGTTGAGTGCAAGCTCCCTGGGCCTTCTCTATGTCAGGTCTCATACTTCCCCCCACCCGTCATCATCGTCGGGCCGACTGTCCTCTCGGAAGATCCTCACCGGCTTTGTCTGGTCACACCGCACCTCCACGATGACTCCTGTGATCCCGCGCTCTTCCAGTGACTCAGCAAAGGATTGGATTTCAGAAACCACCGCCCCCAAGGGTGTTTGCCTCCACTGGTCGCTTCCAGGGGGGACCTCTTCGACCCAGCCGTTCGCCTTTATCTCCTCCAGCGCCTTATCAACTACCGCCTTCTTCATGTCTTCGCCTTTCCCTCTTCCTCTAACTTCCTGACATATTCCCAAAGTGCCTCCTCGCAGACCGCGGAGACGTTCAGCCTCCGGAATCGCTTGCGCAGCCGCCTGACCTTGGTCAGCAACTTCGCGCTCACCGTGATCGTCGTCCTCTCAAACTTGACCTGTTGCATTTGGCTCCCTCAAGTTCCGTGACCCGCGCCAGGCGTTGCTTTCCAGCTAGAAAACCGTTACCATACTCGGTATATACTCGTGCGTCAAGGCCACACTTCTTGAGGGAGGATTAGCGAATGTCGAAAACAGGTGTCAATCTACTGGTACTGAGCGGGACGGTGAGCAAGGTCAAAAGCCACCAGCTAGACTCAGGTGTGGACATGGGAACATGCACGTTGCTCAACCTCCAGAAGTTCCAGCGCAAGAACGGGACGTGGAGTGAGTACAAGCACTACCAGGACTGTATCGCATTCGGGCCACGCGCCCAGCTCATCGCAGGATTATCGGAAGGAGATGAGGTGGTGTTCACGGGCTCGGTGTCGTCACGCAAGCGAGAGGATGAGTGGAAGATCACCATGCAGGTCGAGAGTGTCCATGTGACAGGCAACACCCCGAAGTCGCAGCCGGTTCCCGTGGAGGACGATGATGACATCCCCTTCTGACACCGACATCCTCAAAGATGAAATTCAAACCGGGTTGTTCAGTGCCATCCCTGAGCGTGAGTATCATTCAATGCGTCACCCTAGCGGGATGTGGATCCCGTCTTCCAGTACGCTCAAGCGCTTAAAGGTATCACCCAAAGCCTGCAAGTGGACACTGGACAACCCGGGTCTCGGCTCAACAGCAGTGATGGAGTTCGGGTCTGCGTTTCACTGCCGCCTGTTGGAACACGAGCGTTACGAGAAGGATTACGAGGTCTTCAACGGGGCCAGGATGACGCAAGCAAACATCGCGGACGCGGCCGACAGAGGCAAGCTACTCATCCGTGCTCGCGACCTGGTCCACCAGACATGCATGCTCGGGGCCCTCGACAAGAACTCTGCCGCCAAGCACATCATGGAGAAGGTGGAGGACAGGGAGGTGACGGTTATCTGGAACGATCCCGGGTCCGATGTTCTCTGTCGCGGTCGGCCTGACGCACTCGTCCCTGAGTGGGAGACCGTTGTCGACATCAAGACCAGCAAGTCCGCAACTCGCGAGTCATTCCAGCGGACCCTGGCAGACTTCCAGCACCACATCTCGGCGGCCATGTACATCGACGGGCTGCGCTGGAACAACTACGAGTACTCCTCGTTCATCTTCATCGTCATCCAGCGCGAGCCGCCTTATGAGGTAGCCGTGTTCGAACTAGACCCAGAAGACTTGGACCGAGGTCGTCGTCAGTACAAGGCCCTGCTAGCGGAGTGGAAACTGTGCATGGAGACCAACCACTGGCCTGACCGGGTGGAAGGTGTGCAAGTCATTGGCCTGCCCTCGTGGGTGCGCCGGCAACTCGACGGAGAAGAATCATGGAAGTGAAAGCGCTAGAAAATGCCGAGGTGGCAAAACCATCAACTACCGAGGTAGTAGCAGAACACAGGGAGAGGGGGGAGATCGAGGCTCAGGTGATCATGGCGCGGAGATTCCCGCGGAACGAGATGGTGGCCATTGAGCGCATCAACCGGTCGTGTGTTCGCCCCTCGTTCGCCAACCTGGCCCAGTACGAGTTCCCCAGGGGTGGCACCCAAATCAAGGGCCCTTCCGTGGAGTTCGCTCGGGAGTTGGCGGCTGCCTGGGGCAACATGAGAAGCGGGATCCGGGTGGTGGACGAGGACGACGAGAGGCTCCACATCAAGGGGTTCGCGTTCGACCTGGAGACCAACACCTACTCGGAGGGCGAGGACAAGTTCGCCAAGAAGATCCAGCGCAGGAACAAGAAGACCGGAGAGACCTCGTGGGTGACCCCTGACGAGCGTGACCTCCGAGAGTTGCTCAACCGTCGAGGGGCCATCCTGGAGCGCAACGCCATCCTCAAGATCCTGCCGAAGTGGTTGGTCGAGGAGAGCCTGGAGCAAGTCGAGCAGACGAAGCAGAAGGCCAGCAGCGGGGAGCTTTCCCAGGACCGGACAGGAACCATTACCAGGTTGGTAAAGGCATTCAGTGGGCTTGGCGTCAACGTCCAGATGATCGAGAACTACCTTGGTCACGGACTCGACGTGTTGCAGCCGGGTGAACTCGCGTCCTTGCGAGCAGCCCATCAGTCCATCAGTGACGGCAACAGTACGGTGGATGAGACGTTCGTGACCGGACCTGAGCACAGGTCTGTTGCAGACACCGTCAACCAGGAGATCAAGGGCACATCGAGTACCTCCAAAGCCGGGGGCACCGGCGATTTCATGGAGGGTAGTGGGGGCGAGTTGGACACCGAGGGGCTACCGACAAATCTCAAAAAGAGGCGATCCGCTCTGACCGAGAAGGTGAAGGCGTTCCGGGATCACCGGGACTTCGACCTTTACTGCGGCGCAGAGGGGGTTGATCCGTCCGCGGTAGGGAGGGCCTCGGTGTCTAGCTTGTACCTTGTCTGGAGAAAGCTGCTTGAAGCAGAGATGGGCGCAGAGTGAGGTTTCGAGAAGCACTGATTTGTCTCGGCATCGGGGTCGCGCTCGCGACCCTGGTGCTGTTTCTTTGTGGGAGGTGAACGGGTGGACGATGTAGAGACGATGCGAGTGATGGAGATCGCAGACGAATGGTACGCGAGGGCGGAGCCGTTCATGAAGATCATGGTCGAGGAGAACTTTGGCTGCAACCTTAGCAAGGAGGACCAGGTGAGGATGGCCAAGGATGCCGTGAATTGTGCCAAGTTGCTGAGGAACGAGTGCCTCTTATTCGCGGTCGAGTTGGCCGAGTGGGGTGCCTGATGTTGCAGATACTCAGTCTGGGGGCTGGTGTGCAGTCCTCTGCCCTTCTTCTCATGTCCTGTCGCGGGGACCTACCCAAGCTGGATGCGGCGATCTTCGCGGACACTGGGTGGGAGCCAAAGGGAGTCTACGAGACGCTTGAGTGGCTGACGGTTCAGTCGGAGTTGGCGGGGATCCCCATGTATGTTGTCAGGAAGGGCAACCTCCGGGATGACGCCATGCAGTCGCAGGTGAGGGGGATCTCTGGGGAAGGCCGTCGCTCCTGTGTGCGAAGCATGAGTATGCCGCTGTTCACCAAGCAGCAGGACGGCAAGAAGGGCCAGATTCGAAGGCAATGCACGCTGGAGTACAAGATCGGCCCCATCGAGAAGAAGACCAAAGAACTCCTCGGTATCAAGCCGCGCCAGCGCATGCCCAAAGAGGTCGTGGTTCAGCAGTGGATGGGAATCTCCAGCGATGAGGCGCGCAGGGCACGGTTGGCCAAAACCCTCTGGCAGGAGTTCGTGTACCCGTTTCTGGGGCTGCCGCAGATGATGCTCGACAAGACGTACTCGCGAGCTGGCATCCTTCGATGGCTCTCCAAGCACTACCCTGATCGTGAGTTCCCGCGCTCGGCCTGCATCGGGTGTCCGTTCAAGAGCGACAACGAGTGGCGCAACACCAGGGAGAACTCGGAGGAGTGGGAGGATGCACTCGAATTCGACCGGGCCATCAGACACTCTGGCGGGATGCGCGGGGAGATGTACCTGCACCAGAAGCTGATCCCACTGGAGGAGATTGACCTCTCGACCGACATCGACCACGGTCAGCAGATGCTCTGGAACCAGGAGTGCGAAGGGATGTGTGGACTATGAGGATCAAAATCTATGGGCTATCTCTATGTTCCGGAATTGGTGGACTCGAACTCGGACTCAGGCTCGCCATTGGACCCAGATACCAGACTCTTTGTTACGTCGAACGGGATGCCTACGCCGCGGCCACCTTGGTGGACAGGATGGAAAGCAAGGCCCTGGATCCGGCTCCTATCTGGGATCTACTTGAAACCTTCAGAGGCGGACCATGGAGTGCATCGGTGGATATCGTCACTGCTGGGTTTCCGTGCCAACCTGTCTCGTGCGCTGGGTCTCAAGCCGGGCAAAACGACGATCGCTGGCTCTGGCCGGATGTCGCGCGAGTGCTTCGCGAGGTGGAGCCGTCTGTCGTGGTCTTGGAAAACGTCCCAGGGCTCCTTGTTCGAGGATTTGGTGACGTACTCCGCGACCTGGCCGAACTCGGGTTCGATGCGGAGTGGGACGTGTTTTCTGCACAGGCCGGCGGAGCTCCACATATCAGGAGAAGGGTATTTCTCGTCGGACGTCGAGTCGCAGGCACCACCTCCCGCCACCCATTCATGGCCAACACCTACCGCGGGGGATTCGAAGTCAAGCGGTGGGAGAACAGAGAGCAAGGGCTGCCACGATGGCGTGAGCCTGACGGACGCGGTGAGGATGTACCCAACACCAACGGCGAGGGACGGACACAACAGGGGAACAGGGGCGGCGACGAAGGGGAAGATGATAGGCCAGGACAAGGTCAAGAGGTCGGCCCAGTTGCCGGAAGTGATCAAGGAGCAGGATGGTGGGCAACTGAACCCGAGGTGGGTCGAGTGGCTGATGGGGTACCCTCTAGGCTGGACAGACTGCACTGCCTCGGAAACGCTGTTGTACCAAGAGTGGCTGCAAACGCATTTCTGACCCTCATGGAGAGATTCAGTGCCGAGCAATATCGAGAGGTGCCTGGAGTTGTTGAGAAGTGAGGGGTGGCACCCGGAAAAGGCGGAGAAATGGATTCAGTTCAGGGGTACGGACAAAACGGGCAAGGCCAGAACGGGAGGGGTTCGAGTGGACCTGTTCGGCGTTGTGGACATTGCGGCAATCAAGTCAGGCCAGCCGCTTCTCGGGGTGCAGGCGTGTTCCGGGTCGGGGCATGCAGCACATCGGAAGAAGGCGCTCGCAGAGCCAAGATTGCGTATCTACTTAGCTGGCATCGGCAATGTATTCGAGATCTGGAGTTGGAGCCAGAAGGGTCCGAGGGGGGAGAAGAAAAAATGGGCGGTGAGGCGGGAGGCGATCACTCTCGACCAGTGGGAGGAAGCTCAGTTTGCAGGAGGAAACGATGGACCGTTCTAGAATTTGGTACGAGGGAGAGTCTGCGATTATCAAGGTCAACACAGGTTGGAAGCCAACAAATCATAGGTCGCATAAGAGAGAGGGCGATGGCCGGCGGGTCGTCGTTGTCGGCTCTATCTGGCACCATGGACAGCAAATGTTGGTTCGGGTGAAACAGAAGAAGTGCCGGGATGGCAAGTGGTTGGTGTCGCCTCAGAATCTACGAAAGGAAAGCCGATGACGACGTGGGAGGTAGGACCGATCAAGCGCGGTGGTGGGTACGTGATCACGAACCTGGACACGGAGGAGAACCTGCATTTGCCGCCGTCAACGGACCCGAAGCGCAACAATCCCTTGTGGACGCTCCATGGGATGAACAGGTCGCACGCGGGCACGCTGCCAGGATTGGTTGAACCAGGGGACACGGTGTTCATGCGGCCAGGAGACTATCCCCACTTCAGGGTCAGCAAGCACTTCTTCGAGACTGAACTCCAAGACATTAGTAGGTGTATCAACTACGAAGCCAAACACCCTGGTACCGTGAGGCTTCGAGAAAACCCAGTTGGCGGTAGCCAGACGCTGTACGTCGAGTGGTCAAACGTGCCCATCCGCTTCAGTGGCATCGTGTTCGAGGGAGATGACCAAAGAGCCCTGGGAACGGAAAATCCCTACAGCAGACGTTGGCACGGAGACCATCCAGGATTTGCCGAACTATCGTTCATCAACTGCTACATGGACGGAGAGTGGGACTTTCAGCGGATGACTGGCGAGGCGTCCAAGTGGGGCTGTCTCACCTACGGCATCGAGGGCGGTCTCACCTGGTTCGGGGGTGGCGGACACGGCATCAAGAAGGAGCACTTCTTCTACCTTCACAACAGCGTTGGCAATGTGCTGATGTCTGGTGCTCGCTTCTACGGGGCCGGCAGAACCTTCCTGCAAGACACCGCCAGACCTCACGAGGGACCAGCTGCATCAGGCAAGATCATCTTGCACCGGGTCCGCGCGGAGAACACCTGTTTGGAGATGGGTGGAGGCGGGTCGTCAATCACCATCAAAGGCAACCGCACCGGGCTGGTACACATCTCTCAGTGCGACATCCTCCAGGGAGCCAACCCCGAGTTGCTGCACCCCGACGTCGTCGACAACATCACCGGGTGCGTGGTCGTGGAGCCGAACAAATACGACGAGGACGGGCACAAGTGGACAGACGACGAGCCAGGAGCCCAGGCCCACTGGACCGGCACTCGCAAGGTGGTGATCACAGAGTCCAAGCTCCGCATGGGGGTCGGTAAGGGTTCTGCTCGCAGGCCTTGCGCCAAGTTCTCCTACGTGGAGTTTGGAAAGCTCAACCGCACCCGGATCATGACGGACGACGGCTCCGCACCAGCACTCGACATCGACACCAGGGACCACGTCACCAAGCTCTGGCACTTCGACAGTGGCCCCCAAATGAAGGTGCGTGGGACGTGCTGGCTCGATGGCGTCAAGTACCACACCTGGTCCGCATTTCTCATCGCCGCAAACAATCACCCCAAATGCAAGGTAGGAGACTATGGACACCGAGAAGGAGACGTCGACCAGGACCTCAACGGAGACGTTGCCGATCCCGCCATCGCTGGAGTTACGCCCAAGGTGGTGGAGGACTGAGGGAGTTCCCATGGTCGTCGGGGAGAAGGCGGTCAAACAGCAACTCGCGTTTGTGGACAAGTGGCAGGCCAACTACGACATTTGGGTGGAGATGTACAACCGGGAGCATGTGGATCTCTGTCTGCAGCAGGCCTACCAGCACGAGGAGAGGAAGGGGTCCAAGACTCCTGGTGGCCGGTACAAATTCCTCGACGGCTGGATGTCCCGTGGCTGGGATCGCTCTGGGGGGAAGGTCAAGCCGGCGGACCGGACCGGGAAGACCCTCCCCTCGGCCTGCTACGTGTTGAATGCTGAATTCGAGTTCAGAAGCCCTATGCTGGGGAAGGACGGACACCCGGTGCGGTACAAGTTTCCCTACGGCGGCTACCAGAAGTCTGGCAAGTGGGAGGGCCAACGGTGTGAAGAGTACTGGTCGTTCAAGCGCGAGTGGAAAGAGGCTGACGATCTACCAGCCGTGGTGCTTGTCGGTCGCCGTTGCAGGACGCCATTCACCAGCCTGTGGGTTGACGTACCGCGCGGCCAGAATCCGGAGGACCATCCCCGATTCAACGACGATATCCGCCCGGGAATTCTGGAGGCAGTTGATCGGCTGGCCGCCCTCAGCAGGAAGTTTCGGTGGGAGCAATAGACCTTGCGGTGGATGACCCACAGAGAACGGTGGGTACGGGAGGTCGGCAAGGGCCAGAGCCTCAGCAGCATCGCAGACGAAATGGGTATGGGGAGAGACACACTATGGCGGGCACTAAGAAGCAAGCGACCAAGGCACCGGACACTGGCGCAGGTACAGGGGTGGCTGAAGAGCCACGGGCACCAAGTGTCGGAGACGGAGCTACTCTGGTGAATGACGCACTCCGGGACATCCTGGTCTTCATCGACAACCGATTCACCTGTACCGAGCAAGCGCACGACGGTCGGCTGATGGGGGATGTGGTGGCCAAGAACTGCTACGAGCAGGTCATCCGCGAACTGGAGGTCGTCCGGGACTACGTCGTCAAGCTGAGAAAGTGAATAACGAGTCGCAGTCTGTCCTCTCCTGCGATCATAGCTCTGGTTTTCCTGCCGGCTGACCAGGGAATCAAAGAGGGGAACCACTCCCGAGTCACCGGGAAGGCACGACGTGCCACTCGACGGTATCAAGCTCGGGGTTGTCTACGCCCCTATCTCCGGTGGTCCTGACCAGATCCGCGTCTCCGCGAGCATCCTCGACTCAGGCGAACCAGTCTCCGGGCCCCAGGCCGACATCCTCCTGACCCAGTTCGACGTCGAGATCTCCAACTCCGTCAACACCGGCATCGCCTCATTCGTCCTGGCTGACTTCAACGACGTTGGGGCCAATGCGCCCTACACCATGGAGGACAGCAAGGACATCACCACCATTGCCGGCTCGGACGTGATCTCGATCTCTGTCGTTGCCACCTACGACGCCGTCACCTGGAATCACGTCGAGTATCTCCCTGCGAGGTTCAGCGCGTGATCTCTCTGGGGGGGCCAGGCTTCACAATTCTCGGAGCCATCGAGGGCGTGGACGGATTCCTCCCTGAAGGCCTCTGGGGGCCCCGTAGCGACTCGACAGTCCACACCCTGGTGAACTCCACCTGTCAGTTCGTGTTCACGGAGGACGACCGTACGGGGCTCAGGTTCTCCAATTTCGAGCGCACTGGCGGGCGGACCTGGGAGAACCGGGAATGGCCCCTCTGGAGACTCCTCGTCTTCGACTCCAACTCCGCGAGCTCTCTGCGAGTTCTGTACGTGGAGCCCCTGGAGGAGTACCTCACCTCGGTCGTCTCGACCGCCACCAGCCTCGTTGCCATCTGGGACCAGGACATCGAGGGAGACACCCTCCAAATCACCGTGACCCTCACCCTGACCGACGACCGCCTGGAGCAGAACATCGCCTGTACCTGGACCACCGGGCTGCAGTACGCCGTCGACTCCATCTGCCTCATGCCCCTCCGGATCGACCCGTTCCTGCCCTCCCTGCCCATCTTGACCGACGTGGCTTGCCTGGGAGCTGCCAAAGGCGTGATCGTCGCCGGCCCCATCCACCGGATGCGCTGGATTCCCTGGGACGCGGCCCAACCCACCTCCAGGTTCTTCGGCGGCAAGGGCAAGCCCTACGCGGTGTACCCATCTGGACGGTCACTCTCGATCCCTCTCTGGGGGTACTACTCCGAGACCCTGGCTATCGCCCAGAAGGAAGCGTGGATGGCGTGGTACAGCAACTCCAATGAGGTCATCGGCTCCACCTTCGGCTCTGACGGCCAGCACATGGTGCTGGAGAACTACATCCCCCAGGGCGACAACCTCCTCGCCGGCAACGGGTCCGAGACCCTCGCCATCATCGGGCAGTTCAACCTGAGGCCCTTCCTCACCCTGACCTCGAACGGTTGGTGGGACGTGGCCGACAGGTACCGGCAGTATGCCTCAGACGAGAGTCGGCTCTTCTACACCAATGTCCTCCCGCTCCGCACCGACCTCACGCCCGAGATGCGCAAGAACCCGCTCTGGTTCAATGTCAGTCTGGCGACCCAAACCAACCCGAAGAACGCCGAGATCATCACCAAGGAAGCTCTGGAGCGCGCCAGGCTGCAGATTGGAGTCGACGAGGACACTCCCACCTACGGTATCGCGTTCACCAACATCGAGACAGGCAGAGACTTCCTCCCACTCACAGGCCCGCTCGTGATCGATGAGGCCCGATGGAAGCAGACTTCAAGGGAACTCGAGGTCCGCAATTCGCACATTGGAGTCCACAAGCCCTCCTCGATCCTGCCCTCCCCGTACAACGAAGCAGCCTTCCTCGACACCGAGGACTGGTGGGCCGACAAGGCCGCCATCAACGCCATCCGGGTCTCAAGGCAGGGACTCCTCGACGGTGACACGCTCGCCACCAAGGGCAACAGCAACAGCTACTACGTCGAGGTTCCCTACTCCGTCCAGTCCTACGACGACAACACCGGCCTGCTCACCCTCCAAGGGTCACCCCTGACGGTAGGGCAATGGGCAGCTGGGTCGCTCTACACTGGCGCAGGGGTGTGCTACTACGTTCCGACACCACCAGGAAAGCTCGCCAGGAGCAGGATCACCAGCGTGGCCACCTCGGATCGCACCTCAGAGGTCATCGTTGCCAAGTTCTACGACTCGTCAGGAGCCGAGCGCTTCCCCGTCTTCGGCGACATCGTGTACTTCTTCGAGCAGGATCCGAACTGGTGCTGGCATGCCCTGAGGCACTCCTCCCTGCGACAGTGGTACATCGACAACATCTGGGGGCAGCAGCGAGACCTCCTCGGCTCCGGGTGCTTCTACCTCGACGTGCTGCCAGCTCAGAGCCTGCTTGGGTCAGACAGCGGACAACTCTGCCACGGGGACCACTCGGTCTGGGCTGAGATCAACGCCGGCTACACGCGGCACCCCACAGGAGGAGGAGACTGGTGGGTCTCAGCCATGAGACAGTGGATCCGCTTCATCCTCGACGAGCTTCGGCGCACCAGGGACGGGTATGTCAGGATCTGGGCCGAGTACATGTCCGACGTGTTCAACCAGGAAATCGAGGTCTGCTTCCACTCCTTCGGGATCACCCGACTCTGGCGAACCACCCTCCCAGGAGACAACAAAACCAGCCACGGCATCAGAGCAGCCCCCATGTGGTCCGTCATCTACGCTGGCCGTACCTACGGCTGCAACCTCGCCCTGTCCTGGGGCAACCAGGTGTTCGGCAAGGCTTACCGCAACGGCACCTTCTGGACTGTCGAGGGAACCACCGGTGCCGAGAAGTCACGCCGCACCCTGGCCTACTGCTTCGGACTCGACTGGATCTACGGGTTCTGCCCAATGTGGTACTGGCACTTCTCTACCCAAGACCGCGAGGTCGATGACCCATGGGATCCGTTCCAAACAGACGCAAGCAACAAGCTGGGCCCCGCTGACGCTGAGTGTCTCTCGATCCGCGACTACGGTCTCACCATGGCCCAGGCAGAACACAAGTGGGTTAACAACTACCTCCGCAACGGACAGATGCTTCCCAAGCCAACGCTCCAGCTGTCTGCTCCCGTGCCACTGCTCATCGACATCTCTGCCACCGCTGTCACCGAGGGCAACCGCATCTTCGGCCTGATTGAGTTCGCGCCTGGCGTGTTCATTGACACCAACGGCAACCGTATTCAGAACCCACTCCTCTACGACCCCATCGCCTTTCCCGTTATCCAAGAACAACCCTGGAACAACTACCTCAACACCAAGGCAATCCTCTGCCTCTACACCAACTGCTTCAACGCGGCCGGAGCCACCAGGTACACGCACACCTTCCTGCACTACAACCTGCCCGCCGGCGAAACCATCCACCTGTTCCGAGTACTCCCGGACGGCACCACCACCTTCATCACCTCCACCGCTGCTGCCACCTACGACGATGTCGCCACCCTCGCAGCCTACGACTGGTACGCACTCCTCATGGCACCCGAGGACCAACTCAACTACCTCGACTCACCAGCGCCCATCACAGTGGATACCCCCAACCGACTCAGGAAGGGCCCCATTGCCACCGCACCCCAGGTCAGGACAGGCCTCCCCGGCCTCGATGTCCAAGAGAAGGTGCTCGTCAAGATCCCAGTTCCCGATGACCCCGTGGACCCCGGCCTCGGCCAGGAAGACCCGCGATTCCCATAGGAGGCAGTCATGCCCGCAGCACCTCAAGTCCACGTCGGGGCCAGCTTCACCATCCAGAAGAACACCTTCGGCATCTTCCTCGCCCTGGAGGCACGAGACACCAGCGGTGCCATTGTGGATATCTCGTCAGCTTCCAACCCCACGGACAAGCAGATCACCCTGCAGAAGCCCGATGGCACCTCGACCCAGGTCAACGCCACCTTTGGCACCGACGGCACCGACGGGGTATTCCAACGACTCATCAACACCGGAGAGCTCGACGATCCGGGAGTCTGGCGCATTCAGGGCTACCTGTTGCTATCCTCAGGCTTCGACGGGTTCACTGAAGTGATCGAGTTCTCTGTACTGGACAACATCTGATGGATCCCAACGATGACAAACTGGCGGCAGACTGGGCCCAACGAGTGGCCTCAGAAGGGCTGAGTGGTGAAGACATCGCCGAGGCAATCGACACTTGTGAGCCAGATGCAGCCGTCCTCGTTGCCATCCATGCCAAAGACCTTGCGAACTACGACGACGTGGGAAATAACAGTATTCTGCTCTTCTCAGTGGGTGTCATTGGTTGCACCAAGGATCGCAAGGCACTCATCCTCGCCCACTCCTCTCAAGGCTGCCCAGCCAGGTCCAGCGTCATAGCCAAATCCCAACACCGCATCATGCACGATGCAATCGCTGAAGTATTCCAAGGCAATGGAGATGCCGACGATGACGAAGACGAGGACTTTACCTGAGATCCCGCTGCCACGAATCAAGTGGGTGATGTGTACCAAGGTCAAGAAGTGCGTGGCATGCGAGGAGTGGATCGAGAAGGGCTACGACTACCTCAGACACGCGGACCGAGCCTACTGCTACTACTGCGGACGGGAATGGCTCCAACACACCGCCTCTAAACTCGACCTCATGGCACCGCGCCTAGCAAAATTCAAGACGTTCGGGCACCGAGGCAGGGAAGACTCAGTTCCTAAATTCAGGATCCCTCGTCGAGGTCCCGACCCAGAGGTCATCACCCGCCTCAAGGAGGCATACCACAAGAACAAACCACTCTCACACGAGGACCAGGGGCACCTGCTACTCAAGTGGGCACAGGAGGACAAAGGCCGTGGACCAGACAACCAAGGAGATGCTCAAGACCCACCTGAACAACCATAAGTTCATCCTCTCCAACGTCGCACAAAAGCTCGGCACACGCGGTAGCGATCCAGCCGTCATCGAGTGGTGCATGGACAAGCTCATCGCCATCATGACCGAGATGTACATCGCAGGACGCAAAGACCAGGAACTCAAGGAGACAGCCGATGGGAACTGAGGTAGCGACGATCGTCAGAACTCCAGCTCCACTCGCTAGCGAACCTCCTTCAGAAACTCCCGCGCCCGGATGAGCTCTTGAAGCCGCCCACACCGCAAAACCGCACGCAACAAAATCAGCGCGTCAACGGGAACAGCCGAACCCCGCTCCCAATCCAATACCGTCGGGGCAGACACCCCAACTCGGTCCGCTACTTGCCGCAAGCTTAGGTCCCGAGACAGCCGGGCTGACTTGAGCCGAGACCCTAGGGCCCTTCGGTATTCCGCCCGCGCACCATTGATTCTGTCCCTATCCACCATTTGCTACCTCCAAAGAAAAAGGGCCCCCCGAGCCTATGCCCGGAGGGCCCTTGTGGGGCTTGGCCTACTTACCAGCCGATCACAATTGCCAGAAAGATGACAATCAGAACCATGCCACCGCAAATCTCTAAAACTTCTCCCCGTTCCTCGGCACTCATACCGCAAACCCCGCCGTTATCGCCCGCTGTCGCCGCTCTGACGAACCCTTGAACCTGAGTCCTATCCAATGCCCGGGAGGATCCTCAAACCGCCTATCGTGCTTGTAGCCGGGGTGGACGGGCAATCCTTGGAACGAGTTGGGCACCTTACCCTTGAACACGACAGCCGACGTACCACCCGCCCGCACAAACGCTCGCGCTTGGTCGTGGTTATCCTCCGACCGAGAGAATGTTAGGTGGTAGTTCTCTGGCCACCCGTCCCGCTTCAAGAAACGTCGGTACCGGTGCGGCACTTTCGAGTAGTCATAGAATTGTGTGCGCGGGTGGTCCGAGATCAGGCTGGTTTCCTCCCATCGGACATCAGACGTAGCGTTCGGTCGAAATGCGGCAAGCTTGCCCCACTCGGAAGCCTCTGTTTCTGCGCGGGTGATACCCTTAGATAGCCGAGCCACAAACGCCGTCGGATTCCGGAGGTACTCGTTTGTCTTCCGCTTGCGCGCATCACCGATACTTGAGAAGACAGCAGCCCTCCCCGAGAATCCAATGCACGCCTTGACGCAAGCTTCTGTTTTGTGAGAACAAATCCAACCCGGAAACAAGTGAAGCACCCAAGTGAGGTAGTTATCGGTATCCTTGCTGGTTTTCGGATTGAACCCCGGAGGAGACCATAGGTCCCAACTCATGAGGGCACCGTCTTCCCAATCAACTCGGCTCCCGTACCAGCCCAGACCTCGATCTTGCTACCCAACTCGGGGTTCTGATCAATCATCCTTCGGATACCGCGGGAGAACACACCGTCCCAACAATCACGACAGCAAACAAACGCGCCGCTCGGCACTTCCACCAAAACCCCGTGTTCCGGATCCTTGATAGACTTGCCGCACGAACCCCGCTGGCAGAACCCGAGAACACGACCAATGGCATCCTTGACAACATTCTTGCGCACTATCTCGACCATTGAACCACTCATAATCACACGCCTTTCAATTCTGTACCGCACTCGCCACATATCCCCGCCCGTCGGGAATCGGCATTGTCTTCCTTCTGTTCCTCGGTAGCGCACTCCTCCATCAAAAGGGCCATTTCAGAAAACACCGCGTGCACCTCTTTAGAAGTGAACCCCGTCTGCTCCGTCAACCACTCTTCGCTCTCCTCCCGGAGGGCGTCGAGGTAGGTTCCCGACCAAGCTAACACCGCGTCCAGCGCTGCAGACCTTGATGACCTTTCTCGCATTGTCTCGTCTTTCATATCATCGGATCCCGACAAACCGGAACCCTACTGTTGCCGAATCCTAATCTTCTCATCGGCATAATCCAGTCCTTCCCATTGCCTATTCCTTACGGCACCTAAGCGCACTGGGTCGCCTGGCGGACTGACGGCCGTCCAGCTCCAAAGTACCCAGTTGTCAACGCACACTATTTCTTCCCCGGGGCACACCGAAAATAGACTTGACAGCGCTCCCGAAATCAACGACAGAGAAGCCCTAGCGCGCGTGCGGATCATCTGAGTTCAAGGTGTGACTGACCGGCCAGACCCTTTTTCGGTGCCGAGTTAGCGAACCATCCTCCGACCGAGTTGGGCCCAAACAATCGCCGGGAGTTCCGCTTCCAATCCTCGAGTTCCCGCGCACCGGTCCGATCCCCGGCGATTCCCTCCCCGTTGGCATGGGTCTGATAATCCACATTCTGTTGAGC